AGCAGACTCTGGATGAACTCACTGACTATGACCCAGACAAACTGGCGTTTATCGACCGCATAGCAGTAAAAGGACAGACATCAACGGTTGACATATACACTATAGTTAGTGTAGAATATAGTTTAGCGATTAACTGTGTAACACACTGCTACCAGAACTTGTCATGGTCAGAAGCCAGACAAAATCTCAAGCATCTCAGAAAACACAATGAGACACTGGCAGATTTGTATGAACACAGACTTAATCAACCAGAGCCAGGACCAGATTGGGACGGCGTAGACAGAAAAACAAGTAAGTAATAGTATGACAGCAAAAATAGGTATCATAGGGCACGGCTTCGTGGGCAGTGCGGTAGCCAACGGATTTAAACGTGACGTAAACAAACTCATAGTTGACCCTGCTCTTACTGATGTTACTATCAAAGTATTAGTCCACAACTTTGACCCTGACGGGGTATTTGTGTGTGTCCCTACTCCCGAGACCAAGTCTGGCGATGTTTGTGTAGACATTGCTACGGAAGTATTAAGTGAACTACACGACCTCAAGTACAGGGGTGTAGTAATAATCAAGAGTACTATTACACCCAAGCATCTCACACGATTTAAGAAGAAGTTTAGTACACTCAAGTTAGTATACAACCCAGAGTTTTTAACAGAAGCAAACAGTTTGCAAGACTTTTTGAACCCTAACATGCAGATCCTGGGCGGCAAGTGGAGGGACTGTGAGTGGGTAGAGCGATTGTATGTCAGACACAGCAACGTCAGAGTAGTACCTACATTTAAAGTTGATCTTATTACTGCTAGTATGCTCAAGTATACCATTAACTCCTGGTTAGCAACCAAAGTAACATTCTTCAACGAGCTTCGTGAACTCTACGATGCCTCAAACACCAAAGTACCCTGGGAAAGTTTTACAGACATGCTAACCCGCGATCCCAGAATGGGCGACACTCATATGCAAGCACCCGGACCAGATGGCCTACCTGGCTTTGGTGGGCATTGCTTCCCCAAAGACACTGAAGCCTTCCTGTACTATGCTAAACAAATGGGAGTGGATTTAACTGTGTTAGATCAGGCAGTAACCAAGAACAAAAATATTAGGCCCTAGCAATATCTAAAATCTTTTGGAGTTTCTCAGTACCGCTATTCTTGCTGAGTGTGACATAAGCACCCTGATGTAAGGGCTTGGGCCATACGCCAATATCTACCCAGGCATAGCCCGCACTTTCAGGATTTAGTTTTGGCATAAACTCAGAGTCAGTCACATAAACAAAACTATAGTAATAGAACTTTTTGTTGCGGCTCTGATAGATGTCTATGGGGTTGAGTTTCTGTAGGTCAGGCACAAAGCCTATTTCTTCCAGCAACTCTCGCTGTATGCTTTCAAAAGGTGTCTCGCCCTTCTCCATCATACCTCCCCAGAATCCCCAGGTGTGTTTGAAGCGTTTGTCTGAGTTGCGAAGTTGTAGCAAGCACCTGCCAGTGTCACGGGCTAGGAACAATACACCAGCCGCTGTGGTAGCATCAGGGATAGAGGCGCCAGAAACCTCCATTATAAACACCCTCGTAAGCACTCAACCATTTTTCACCGTCCCATTTTAATTGCTTGTTTGTATAGTTATTGGTTACAATTTCTGCTTGCCCAGAAACAGAACTATCAAAAGCAACTTCCCAACTACCTGTGTATTCAATAATATCGTTTGGACTGGCTATAATGTTTGCGTTGCCCCAGTAGTTTTCGCCCTGAGGAGTTTCGGCAGTTATTAGATAACGTTGACCCACAGCCGCAATAGGCAATCCGTCGCCTGGCGAAGCGTCATCTGGATTTACAATTCTGGTTACTGGAGTAAGTGTGTCTGATGGCAACGTATCTGCCGCAATATTCCAAATAAGTTTACTGGGTTCAAATGGATGTTCTTTAACACCGCCCACAATCATAGCAAGCTCATTATCAATGTCATCACTTGTGTTTACTTTGAGTAGACTAGTATCAGTAACAAGTCCGCCCTGTACTTCCAGTAAATCTGACCATATGGCTGGTTTATAATCTCTGGTAAGTAGTTGTACTTCGGAACCTTCAACTTTAAGCCTATAATCGTTTGGTGTAATAATAAGTTGTTCAGGTGTTTCTGGTACTGTTCTAAAGAAGTCATAGAACTGACTATCAAATCCGTAGATGTCGTCGTCAGTATCGGAAAATATATTTGTAACTATGGTCTGAATTATTTGCTGACGTTTAACCTGCGCCGGTGGATTTATCCAGATAGGCACTTCAAATGTCATGGTAGCAATATCAATGATCTCATCAACACCTGCTGGTACAGTACGATTACTCCAGTTCACATCAGTAAGTGTTACCTCAAATATACTACTCCAGTCAAGTGGATTATTGGTGCTCTGTATTTGTATGCTAGGGTTAAAGATTACCATGAGCTGTTCCATGATCTGTAATTTTGTGTCTGTGTTGGGTGACCAGATGTCTACGTTAATGGTTAAGTCGTAAGGCACTGGCATATAACGATGTACTGTATATAGGTTACCTGGCCCCTCACCATACACATTGTTCTGATGATCATATTCACGCTCTGCTACTTGTACAGTGTCAACGTTAAAAGGATCCTGAGTTCTGCTTTGTTGGTATTTTAGTGATTGTATACTAACACTGATAAAGGGGCAAGAGTTTATGATATTCTCTGAATTGTTTCGCATAATATGGGTAACCATACGACTGCTATCAGCATAACGACAAGGCACACGGTTATAGTTTGTGCCTTTGTCAGTGTACTCCCTGACTCTGAAGTGACTAAAGATTCTGATAAGCTGAGTCAGATAACGGCGTATCTGCTTGTCGTACCACCAGTCTAAGTTTTCTGATTTACCGTCTATGCTGTTATATTTGCCTGCCATACCGCTATTTATCGTCATCCGATTGTTTGCCGCATGTCTTAGCACATGTAATAAGTTTTTTGTTGTTCCAGTATGTATCCCATACAGTCTGATATTGCTCAGAGTTTATGATGTCGCCCAGAGAGTTTTTTAGCGCATTAAGATTTTTTGTGCCGCCCAGGGAATAAATCAAATCATGATATTCATGATCAATTTTTTTAGCAATAGTCTTAGATTGATCAATGACATTATCAGGTTCAGATAGATGGGGTATCTGTCCCAAATAACAACACGGCAACACAGTACCATCGTATGTTATAAATGCTTCTTTTCTGTGCTTAACCGCACAATCTATGTTTATGTTTGACATTATGTTATCTAAATTTTGGATTATATCTGATGTAATAATCCTGGGATTTACGTCTGTGGCCGGCTCTAAATAATGCGTAATAGAATCGCCATCATATACTGGAAGCTCATAACTGTTCCATTCCCTACTATCTCTCATCCAAAAATTCATAAAGCCTAAATCTTTAGCCATTTGTTCTGCCTCAGCTACCTGGTGCTCATTGTGGCGGAATCTTATAAACTGCCATTCAGCCTGACCACCAGCGTCAATAAATGCCCTGGCGTTACCTATGATTTTGTTAAAGTCTGTGCCTATGCGATATAAGTCATGCGTGTCTGATAATCCATCCAAAGCAAAAGTGACCTTGTGAGCCTCCGGCAATGTTATGGCTAATTCTTCCCACCAACTCTGTGTTCTCAAACTACCGTTGGTGTGAATGCCAAAACTAAATTTTGGATTTATGTCTATGGTATAAGCAATCATGTCTATGAGATCCGTACACATCACAGGATCTCCATAGTTGCCACAAAAAAATATATACTCTAATTGTTTAATAACTTTAGCTGGAAGAATTTTTTGATAATCTGACAAGCTCCAACTGCTTATGGTTAAATTAGGATTTGTGCTTCCTTTAACAGTCCTGGGACATAGTGGACATTTAGCCTGACAATTGCTAGAGACTTCCAGATGTAGTCTGTTAAGTTCATTAAATTTAAACATTAGGAAAGTGCGGAGGTTTTCTTAAAATGCTTTATGATATCTTCAGCATATTCACGCTTAGTGACATCTTCGGCAAACTGCCAATGCCCATCTAAATATATTACCAATCTGCCTGTGTATTCGTCTAAAGTGTAAGAACGCTCTACTGGATTTTCAGGTACTTCCTTTACTCGTATCTTGTCCGACATTGCTTAACCGCTCCATTAGTCTGTCTGCTCTGTTTGTTACTTGTCTGTACCACAGGCTGTCTTTGCCTTCTATGCTGGCTTGTTTCCAATCTTTAGCCTCTAGTGCCTTGCGAAAGTTTTTAAACTTTCCCAATCTGGTGCGTCCCATGTTAAACATCATGTTTACTAGGATCTCTTGTACTTCTCCGGGCCACTGCTCAAACTGTTCTCCGTATAAAGCAACACACTCACTAATTGAGGTGTCAAGGTCACGTTCAAAGCATTCTCTAACTCGGTCATCTGACACTGGTGTTCCCACCTCTGCTCCATGCTCTGTATCTGATTCCAGGACCAGGTGGCCAACTCCGAAAGTTGGGTAGCCCAGATGGTCTTTATAAATTTCATAAACAACTCCTTCGTCAATTTTTAGTTGCTCGTATACTGATTGTCTGTCCATTATGGTTTGTCCTTGGGTTCTGGGTTGTAGCCCAGGGGTCTGTTTCTGGGCTTGGTATCGTTTCTGGGCATCACAACCTGGCTCATGTTAGTTTTCTCAGGCTGGTTTGTGTCATCAGAGTTGGTGGTAACACCATCGTTATTGATGAAGTTTTTAAGCACACGGTTGGCGCTTGTCCACTTCTGACGAGTCTCATCTTCCATTCTGACCCAACGGCTTCCTGACTTCTGAAACAATCTGTCTGGTATAAAGTCTGTGCGCAAATAGTAGTCACCGTCTGAGACTCCTGACTGAGGAAACTGATCGCCACTGCCCACAATAGTGCCTCCAAATAATAGGTCATCACCACCGTCACCCTCTAAAGCAATGCTGGGCGGCGTAGGCAAGTTGGGATCCACAAACAAGTGTCTGCGCTCACGAGTGTGGGGCATGTGAGGCACATCTACTTCTGCTTGCTCCATGACACGATCCTGCGCACGAAGCTCTGTTTGATATGTCGAAATAAGATTACGCAGATCCTCTGCCTCAGTACCATCGCCAAGTATGTCACGGTACTCTTGTGAGTCAGTGATAGTACCTAACTTGACTCTCCATAGGTGCGGCCACCAACGAGGATCGTAACCCTCTGCTGGGCGTGTGCCTTCCTTGACCACCATGAATCTGTTTACAGCATCGTCCTTGCCCAGGAGAAGGTCATCCCTCAAATGCGGAAGCTCCAAAACGTCACCAGGCATCAACTTGCGGCCCAGGGTGCTAACCATTGACTCGATATGGAAGTTCATGAACATGGTATCGTTTGCTAAAAACGCACCAAACTGTGTGAGGTCGA